TATCCACACCAATAGCTCTCAAGAACTCTTGAGATACTGCTGATTCGGTATCTATATAAACTGCTATACCATCTTTTTTTTGTGTTGAAGCCAATAGATGAGAACCTATCAGAGATTTACCACTACCCTCTAAACCATTTAATTCAGTAATCTTACCTACGGCAACTCCACCATTTGGTCTATTAGCAATTGCTAAATCTAACATTGTTGAACCTGTTGAAATGAAATCCGTAACATCTGTTGGGTTAGCATCTTCTTCTAAAAAGTATGCGACCTTTTGATGTTTGAATTGTTTATTCAGTTCATCGGCAATTATCCCAGCCAATTCGTCTTTTTCTGACATTATTGTTCTCCTATTGGGTTAATTAACTATTGAATAACTCGTCAAATGCATCTGATACATCAGCTGTCTGTTTGGTTTCAGTTTTTTCTGAAACTTGTTCAGTTGTAGATGTTGTCTCTGTTGTTTCTGAATCATCAGATGGATTAAGATAATTTTGTAAAACTTCTTTCAACTCATCATAAGATGGTTCTGTATAAAGTTCTGTTAAATCAGCTTGATTATCAAAGATACTTTGTAACATGTCCGCGTCCTCAGTAATAGCGGTCTGATTAGGTTTAACTCTAACAGTAGTTTTACCATATTGATTTCCAGCCTCAGCCGGAGTCTGTCTTTCAATACCAATATCTCTACCAGTTGTAGCATCTGTGATATCACCGTAATCAGGGTCAGCAATTACACCAAGTAACTCTTGATATACTGTTTTACCGAATCCCCAAAATTTAACACCTTCTGATTCTTTACCACGAACTACTACAGGTGCAAAAGTTCTCATTTT